TGGATCATTAAATGTAGACAATGATGCTTCAATTAAAGTAGTCTGATTATCAATTACAATAGTAGTCTGTCGTTTATTATCTAATTTTTTATTATAAAAACTATAAAAATCACATAAATTAATAGTTCCTATTGGAGTGCTATATGCTCTTTTTGGTAAATTAGTAAAAAATTTCATATTAAACTCAATTTAATTATTGGGCATATCCAAAAGTATTATATGAAACTTCCGATTTAGACCAAATATAATTTGCTGATGGTACAAATGTACCGGTTTCAAACTCTACATAAACTAAAGACATTAGGGTATATGAAGAAGCACCATTTGGTAAAAATCTTACAATAGGATCAACCCTATCATTCTTTTTAACAGTTACACTTTGTAATACACATGGTAGAGGTTCACCAAGCCACACTTCAGTTAAGTTTTCAAACGACGATGGCTGTGATCCCTTAGTAACTACAATAGTCCATAAATTTTGTGGATATGTTCTTTCAGGAAAGTCAGCAATTGCTGGATAAGACCATTTTCTAAAAGATGCTACAATATTTTCTACAGCTACACTTTCACTAGCATTATGTGGAGCAAAAATATAATCAAACTGATATGTTTTTCTTGCTTCACTGATCATTGATAATTCAGTAATATTTGAAAACCGTCTATATGTTGATGTTGCAAATTGCTTTTCAGAATAAAACTGTGCTGGTTGCAATGTACGATCAAATAATGTATCAAACTTACCAAATCCACCAGAGTTTGCTACACCACCCATGCTTAAAACTGGTCCTACTGGATTGTCAGATTGAGCAAAATCATGGTTTGCTGAATATCCAGGTTCTTTTGGTAAAGGTAGTCGTAGTCTTCCAAAACTCCTATTAACAATACCGGATCTAGTTCTTTCAAAATTTTTCAAAGAATAGGGTGCTACATAGAAGTTAACCCACAAAGGTTGTTCTGCAGCATAGGATCCTAATGGGTATTGTGCAAAGTATGCCATATTAATAATATTTATGATTTTGATAAATATTTTAATGGCGTATAGAACTAAATATGTTCCTTTAAATCAACAAAAATATGTAGGGAATCCAAATTCTATTAATTGCCGTTCTCTATGGGAACGCAGTGTATGCAAATTTTGTGATGTAAATGAAAATATTGTAAAATGGTCATTTGAAGAAATTATGGTTCCATACCATAATCCGGTAGATAATAAGATTAGAAACTACATTCCAGATTTTCTTGTTCAAATCAAAAACAATGATCAAGTTGAATCCTGGATGATCGAAGTAAAACCAAAAAAACAAACTATGTTAAAAGAAAACGCATCTAAAAAAGAAAAATTAACATGGATTGTCAATGTTGCTAAATGGAAAGCAGCAGAGTTGTACTGCCAGAAACACAATTTTGTATTTAAACTTTTAACAGAAAAAGAATTATTCTCCAATGCCTAATTTAGATAATACCATATCAAGTTTAAAAAATTATTTTACTCAACATAAAGGTATTCAAAGACCTAACAGATATTCAATGTCATTTTTGAATACTCCAAGTTCTTCATTCTTAGATCCAGAATACGTAGTAGACGAATTTCTTTTAAATCAACGAGCCATAGATCATGTTGCTGACGATTTATCTGGCTACGGTGTTGGGCGACTAATTCCACGAAGCCAAAGTTTTGCACACGGGTTTGCTGTAACATTTCCAGTAACTGGTGATAATAGAACGTTATTGTTTTTTAATGATTGGTTTAATGCTATCTATAGTGGTGGTTATTCTGTAGGAAGTTATAATACTCCATTTAAATTAGCATACTATGATGATATTGTAAAAAATTGCAAAGTAATATTAAATTTATTAGATTTAAATGGAAATAAAGTTTCTAGATATACCTTTAATGAAGTATTTCCTGTTGAAACAACTCCACTCAGAGTTAGTAGTGTTGCACCGGATCCATATTTGCGTTACACGGTAGTGTTTAACTATAGAGATTATAAAAACGAAAGATTATAATTATTATGAATTTATTAGATGAATTGAATGTATATTTTCCAAAATACGAAGTTGTATTACCTGTAAGTAAATTAAAAGTTTTATTTACACCATTTAAAGTAAAGGATGCTAAGAATCTTTCTATTATTTTACAAGAAAATAATAAAAAATTAGCTTTGATTGCTCTTCATGAGATTATAAAAAATAATACTTCTGATATTAATGTTGATGAATTATGTATTGCAGATGCAGAATATTTGTTTTTACACATTAGATCAAAAAGTGTAGATGAACATATCTCAGTTATATTTGAAAAAAACAAATATGAATTGAATATATCAGATATAGTTTGTGTAAATTCATTAAATAAAAAAATTGTTAATATAAACAATAATATTTTAATTGAATTAGAGTCACCTATTTTTTCTGATCTTCTTAAATTAAATTCTTTTGAAACTAATGATTTTTATAAAGTTTGTATTAAAAAAATAATTGTTCAAAAAGAAATTTATAATTTTAATAAATTTGTCCCAGATGAAATTAAAGAAATAATAAACAATCTTCCAATATCCGTGTTAAAAGAATTTGATAATTTTTTATCCAATCAACCTAGACTTACAGCCACAATCAAATTACTAGATGGTTCTGAAAAGGAGGTAAATGGGGTATTAGATTTTTTTATCTTTCGGTAAGGTACTTTGATCTTACCGATTATTATAAATCAAATTTTAAATTAATAAATACGTTTTCTTGGAGTATTACAGAGATAGAAAACATGATGGTATGGGAAAGAGAAATATATATAAATTTATTATTAGAAAATTTACAAACACAAAATTCATCACAATCAAATAATAACCCATTTAGTATAATAAATCAATGAATCCAGATATAAACCAAAACACGTTTGATTTAGATTTAAAAGCTGAACAATCAAATTTTGATCAAGCATTAAATACTTCAACTAATTCAGAACAAAGATCATATGTATTTGAAATGGATCAAATCAAACAACCAGAAAATCCTGTTGTTTCACTGACAGCACAATCACCAAGAATTCCAGAGAGAGAAGTTATAAATCCAATGCAATCTAGTATGGCATCATATGTTTCATTAAACACACCTATAGTAGAAAGTGCTGAAACAATACAATCTGGTATGCTCAATAGATCAACTGGACAAGAAGAAATATATTCTCAAATGAATGGAATGTATAGTGCTATGCATGAATTAAATAGTAAAATTGGTATGAAACAAGATTTGGTTAGTAATGATCAAGGTAAAACTGAAGCACGAACAACAAATCCGCAAAAGAACGTAATGTTTTTTGATAGATTAGATCGAACCTTAGGTCGTCCATCTTGGGGATAAAAAAAGCCCCTTGCGGGGCTTTTCTCAATCATTCTCCATTTCGGAGAAGTACTTTAGAGGATCCTTTTCCTCAATGTCTTCACTGACTACCGTATCAGTGACATCATCTTCAATACTCTTTGACTCGATAAACTGAGCACGAATATCATCTCCAGTTGCCTTCTTGAGTCGTGCCTTGAGTTCATCATAACTCTTGAACTGACTCTTGTCAGTAAACTCCTTAAGAGCGTATTGCTTCTTCCAAAGTTCTTCTAGCTTCTTATCATCACCACCAAGAAGAGGAGCAGGAGCAGCAAACTCTGAACGATCATAATTCACGTATCCACCAACATTGCGAATCTTAATCTTGAAATCTGCACCAGTCCAAAAGTTGAATGGATCAACTGCAGTCTCATCTTTAAATTCTGGATGAGCAAGTGCTTGAATCTTCTGGAAGATCTTAGTACCATACTGATAAAGAAAAACCTTTCCCTTATTTTCTGGATTTGCTGGATCTTCAACAACAAGAATGTTAGAGATGTAAGCCAACTTACGTTTACGATTACGTGCAATATTCTTGTCATCTTCGATACCACTATTCCAGAGTTCTGTGTTTGCTTCACAGACTGGGCACTTCTCTCCGAGAGTAGTTGGGCAGTTTTCAAACAACCAACCACCCTTGCCCTTGAAGGCATGGCTATAAACTGAAACAAAGGGACTATCTTCTCCTGCAATCTCGGGAAGGAATCGAATTACTGCATAACCGTTTCCAGCCTTGTCAATACCAGGCTTCCAAAGACGATCATCTTTGTAACTCTCCTTTGATGTGAGCTTATCCATACGCTCGGTTAGGGATGCGACTGAGTTCTTACTCTTCTTCTTGAAATCTGAAAAATTTGCCATTGTATGTGCCCGAGGATCTACCTCGGCCTTTCTCTGTTTAGTATACGCCTAGAAACCAATTAGTCAATAGGTAGTTTGCTATTTTTATTTGTTTCTTTTATAAAATGAAGCGATTTTGCTTCAACTTCAATTTTTTCAATAATTGGTTTAGTTAATAACTTTCCAGCAGAACTGGGATCTATACCCATTTCATTGGCTAACTCTAAAACACAATCGATAAAGGGTAATTTTGTAATTTTTACTCTATCAATTATTTTGGAAGAAAATTTTTCTTTTGCGGCTTCGTCTATATACATAATACTATTATATCACCTATTATCGATTATCCAATAATTTAATACACCTAAATATTGCTAGAACTATTTAGAGGAAACCATGGCAGTAGACAACGACACAAATATAACTATTGAAACTTCTGGTCTAACAGCTGCTGTTGCTACTGATGTAGCTAGATTTGGAGGCATCACCGCTCATTTCCAAGTAATGAAATTAGCATATGGTGTTACCGGATCTGCAACAATCGTATCAGCAGCCACACCATTTCCTGTAACAATTGCAGCTGGTATGACTGCAATCATTTCTGGGTTTACTGGTACAATCGCTGTACAAGGACCTGCTGCAGGTCCTGTAGTTGTTAGTGGCACTGTTAGTGCCATTGGACTAAGTGGATCTCCGGTATACGTCTCAACGCAATCTGGTACAAGAATTGAAGTAACTGGTGGTAGACCACTTCCC